AATGTACCGTACCTTAGATTATCCGTAAAGTACCTGACATGAAACTGTCCATCATCATAATAAACATCAGTGTACTGTGTACCAATTCCCTTGATGATTCTCCACTTATTTCTCATCTCCTCAATCACATAATATCCCGTAACTTTATAATTATCGGAATATCTGATACACCAATTTTCGGCATCGGATTGTTTATCAAAACTAATCCATTCACTCCAGAAATGTTCCCGATTGACTGGTTCATCAGGAAAGGCAAATGCCAGGGCATGAAATTTACTCATGATACTCAATTCATTACTTTCATATAAAATTTATCCCAGTTCCTGTTGATACTGGA